CAATCCAGCGTCTGGATGACCAGGATGTGCCGATGGATGGTCGTTTCATGATCGTTCCTCCGGTTGCTCGTAACACGCTGATGGGCATTGCTCGGTTTACTGAGCAGGCTTTCGTTGGTGATGGTTCCACCATCCGCAACGGTCAGATCGGTGACATCTACGGCGTTAAGGTTTATGTTTCGACCAACGCTGACACCGCCACGACTGCTGGCACTGGTGACGTTAATCCCCGTGTCTGCTTGATGGCCCACCCTGAGTTTGGTGTGCTTGTTGAGCAGTTGGGTGTTCGTGTTCAGACCCAGTACAAGCAAGAGTATTTGGCTACGCTGCTCACCGCCGACACGCTGTATGGCGTTGGCGAACTGCGTGACACCTCTGCTGTTGCTCTGATTATCCCTGGTTGATAGTGATACGGCCCCGCTTCGGCGGGGTCTTCTTAACTAAATAGGAGATAATTATGGCAAATGCAACTGCGGTTGTTGTAGCAAAAGAAGGTCGTGAGCAGTTTCAAGGCATCTTTGAGAAAGTCCTTGAAGTCCGTGCTACGATGGATATTGGCGATCTAGCCGATGGCGCAGGCGAGACTAACACTATTGCTGTTCCTGGTGTTGCTCTTGGTGACATGGTTCTTGGTATTTCTTTCGGTGTAACGCTGGCTGGATTTACTGTTACTGGCTATGTTTCTGCTACCGATGTAGTTAGTATTCGTGTCCAAAACGAATCTGGTACGCAGACTAACCCTGCCTCAACAACGATTAAAGTCCTTGTTGGTCGTCCAGGCTGGTAATAAAACCTAACGGTTTTGCCCTCACAAGGGGCTTTTCTTTAGCATCTTTGCTGAAGGTGTTAAAGAAAACATAGGAGTTACTATGGTTCCTCAGACTTACCCATCAGTATATAATACCGCCAATGGCTCTACGTCTATGGTGGTTAGTACTATTGCTAGCACTACTGGTCTGACTCGGTGGGTTGATTATATCCCTATTCAGTTGGCATCAGAGTCTGCTGTAGAAAACAGCATGAACAATAATGGTGCTATCGCTGCTTACGAGATTCCTAGCACCAGCGGTAAACAAGCAGGCAAAGATTATATCCGTGTCTATGTAGATGCTGCCGCAACAAAGAAGTGGACGATTTCCTCTGACGGTTATCTACCGCTTTTTTTTTATCCTGACATTCTTTATAATAACTTAGAGATGGAAGGTGGAGATAACTTTGTACTCGAATCTGGTGACCTATTCTTACTAGAGGGCTGAAATGGCTGACAAAAAACTAACCGATCTTACTGCACTGACAGGCTCTAATCTGGCCTCTGGAGATCTCTTCTACGTTGTAGACATTAGCGAATCTGTTGCGGCTGACAAAAGCAAAAAGATTACCTACGCTGAACTACAAAACGTATTCTTAACTTCTTCCTCTACCATCAGTGGTGGAACTTACTCTTAATCGGAGATATAAATGGCAACGATTCTGACCAAGAAAAAAGACACCACTGGCGCTCCAGGCGCAGGTGACTTAACCAACGCTGCTGGTGGCGCAGAACTAGCAGTTAATACTGCAGACAAGCGGCTCTATACCAAAGACAGCGGTGGTAGTGTAGTTGAAATTGGAACTAATCCGACATCAATTACTACAGGTACTATTACTGCTAGAGCAGCCAATGCTATCCGTTCTGAAGCTGCAAGCACCCAAGACGCTATCGTAATTGCTGGCCGAGCTGGTGGAACCTCCTCCTACGCGATCACCATGACTCCGGCAACCCTGTCTGCCAGCCGGACTGTGACCTTCCCTGATGGCGGTGGTAACTACACGGTCGGATACCGTAACGCCCCTGCCGTGGGAACCCAGACTGGCTCTTACACACTTGCCGTTGGTGACATTGGAAAATACGTCCAGGTAGGCTCTGGCGGTAGTATTACAATTCCTGACGCTACCTTTGCAGAAGGTGATGTTGTGTCCGTATTTAATAACACCACGGGTAATATCACTATTACCTGCACAATTACCACAGCCTATATTGCTGGCACAGATACCGATAAAGCATCTGTAACCCTAGCAACTCGTGGTGTAGCAACTATTCTGTTTATTTCTTCTACCGTCTGCGTGATTACAGGAAACGTGTCATGAGTGGAATTATGCTGATGCTGCTCGGAAGGGCGGCTGGAGCAGGGCCATCTGTCGTAACCATATCGTTTACTGCCACAGGTGATTGGGTCTGCCCTACTGGGGTGACTGAGGTTGAATATCTTGTTGTTGCTGGTGGTGGCGCAGGATCGAGAGGCGCTAGAGGAGCTGGTGGCGGTGCTGGTGGATTTAGAACTGGTACTGGTTTAAGTGTTACTGCTGGAACGACATACACAGTAACAGTTGGTGCTGGTGGAACTGCCGCAAATGCCGCAAGCGTAGGTGTAACAGCCCTAAAAGGAAACGACTCAGTATTTTCAAGTATTACATCAACAGGCGGTGGTGGTGGTGGAATTGATAGCACCGCAGGTGGAAGTGGTGGGTCTGGCGGCGGTGGTGGAAATAGTGGCGCTAATGGTGGCGCAGGAAACACCCCATCAACGTCTCCATCTCAAGGAAATAACGGCGGCAATGGTTCTGGTGCTAATGACTCACCCGGAGGCGGTGGTGGGGCGGGAGCCGCTGGATCTGCTCCGGCAGCAAGCAATACGGGTGGTAATGGTGGCAACGGAACAGCCTCATCTATATCAGGATCATCGGTAACCTATGCCGGTGGAGGCGGTGGCGGCGCACCATTTCAAGGATTAGGCGGTACTGGCGGTGGTGGCAATGGAGCCAATGGAGCAACATCTGTTGCCGCACAAAACGGTACTGCTAACACAGGTGGTGGCGGCGGTGGAGATCGAAGCATTGGAACGAATGGCAATGGTGGTTCAGGAATCGTCATCCTAAAATACACAATCCCTGGCTCTACTGGTTTTGCCGCATTTAATGCTACTGGATCTTGGACAGCCCCGACAGGAGTTACTTCTGTTGAGTATTTGGTAGTTGCTGGAGGTGGAGGAGGTGGTGGGGCCGATTCAGGAAATTATTGTGCAGGTGGTGGCGGTGCTGGTGGATTTCGCACAGGAAGTGGATTCTCTGTAACTGCTGGCACAACTTACACAATTACAGTAGGCGCTGGAGGTGCGGTAACAGCAGCCGGATCAAATCAAGGAAATTCAGGGTCTGACTCCGTATTCAGCACAATTACTTCCGCTGGAGGCGGTGGCGGTGCTGCGGGTACTTTTGGCCCTACTACTCAAGGTTCTTCTGGCGGTTCTGGTGGTGGCTCTTCTTTTGGTTCTCCTGGTGGCACAGGAAATACCCCATCCGTTTCTCCATCACAAGGAAATAATGGTGGAAATGGTGACTCAAATGGCCCTCAATACGGAGGCGGTGGAGGTGGTGGCGCATCTGCTGTTGGAGGCAATGGAAGCGGGTCAAAAGGTGGAGATGGAGGCGCAGGAACCGCATCATCTATATCAGGTTCATCGGTAACCTACGCAGGAGGAGGTGGAGGAGGCGGATATATCGCACCATCCTCAACCAATGCTGGCGCGGGAGGCTCTGGTGGCGGTGCAAACGGCGGTGCAAAGGCTAATGGGTCAAACGGAACGGCTAATACTGGTGGCGGTGGTGGGGGAACTGGAAGCAGCGGAAGTCCATCTGTTCCTTACGCTGGCGGAGCAGGTGGTTCTGGCATCGTGATTATCAAATGGAGTTAGAGTGAAAGAAAAAACATATCGACTTGTTGGAATAGATACCGCAATGCATCTGCTAAGACCAGGTGCTAAGTGGGAAATATCAAATACCATGATCACTCGTTGGGAAGATCCAAGACCATGCCCAACCTGGGAAGAGATACAAGATACGATAGGAAAAATTAGAGCCTTTGAGGACTCTATCAACACAATTCTTCTGCCAGAACAAAAAGAAGAATTAGATAAGCAAGTCCGTCAGATAGAGGAAATCATAGGCGAATGATACATAACCTATTTCCAACTCCTGTTGGACGATATGAGTTAGGTCGTGATCTAACCGCTAAAGAGTTTTCGTTTCTAAAGAATCAAGAAACTCGCTCAAACATGGGTAACACAACGAGCAAAGACAACACGATTCTAAAGAACAAAGAACTAACAAAACTTAGAGACTTTTTAGAAACATCTATCTCTGAGTATTTTAAGACTGTGTATAACCCCAAGCATCAGGTGAATCTAAAGATCACACAATCTTGGACTAACTATACAGAAAATGGTCAGTATCACCACAAACATTCCCATCCAAATTCATTTGTATCAGGAGTGTTTTACATTCAGGCCAACAAAGAAAAAGACAAGATTTACTTTTACCGAGATGGCTACCAGCAGATCAAGTTTCCACCTTCTGAGTGGAATGTGTGGAATTCTGAGTCATGGTGGTTTGAGGTTGGAACTGGAGATTTAATTCTGTTTCCGTCTAGCCTGACGCACATGGTAGAAACAGTTAAACATGACCAGACTCGTATAAGTTTGTCTTTTAATACTTTCCCTGTTGGTCAAGTTGGGGATGAAATGGATTTAACTGGATTAAGTTTAGGAGAATTAGATGGCGCATTTCGCTAAATTAGATGCTAATAATGTTGTCACACAAGTGATTGTGGTCGGCAACAAAGACACCTCGGATGCCGCTGGTGTTGAGAAAGAATATATTGGCGCAGCTTTCTGTGAACGCCTTTTTGGTGGCACATGGAAGCAAACCTCGTATAACGGCAATATGCGTAAGAACTACGCAGGCATTGGCTATACCTACGATGCTGGCCGTGATGCGTTTATTCCTCCCAAACCCTTTAACTCTTGGGTGCTGGTAGAGGAAACCTGCCAATGGAAAGCCCCGGTAGATATGCCTGCTGACGCTGGTACTGGAGAGCCTCCAAAACGTTACACATGGGATGAGGCCACAACTTCTTGGGTAGAAGCATGACCACAGAGGCCACAAAACAAGCCGTAGACGCCGTTTCTGTTGTAACCGTCATCGGAACCCTCGCAGACGTACTTCCGGCCATTGCAGCCCTGTTTACGATTGTTTGGACGGGGTTTAGGATCTACGAATTACGCACTATACAGAACTGGTTAGGTAAAGGAGACAAAGATGAAAAAGCCGACAACTAAAAAAGGCAAAGCAGAGAAGATTGGCAAAGTTATGGGTGAGTACAAGTCTGGCACTCTTCATAGCGGCAAAGGTGGCCCAGTAGTCAAGTCTCGTAAGCAGGCAGTAGCGATTGCAATGTCACAGGCTGGTATGTCCAAAAAGCCGATGATGATGAAGAAGGCAGGTCGTGGACGATGAAACCAGGACTCTACGCTAACATCCAAGCCAAGCGTAAGCGCATCAAAGAAGGCTCAGGCGAAAAGATGCGTAAGCCTGGAACCAAAGGTGCGCCTACAGCAAAAGCATTTAGGGAAGCAGCAAAAACAGCCAAGAAGAAATAAATGGTCAAAAAAGTCTATCAGAATCCTCAAGGTGGTCTGAATGCAAAAGGTAGAGCCTATTTCAAGCGTACTGAAGGCGCTAATCTCAAACCGCCGGTATCCGCAAAGCAGGCATCAAAGTCACCCAAAGCAGCGGCACGAAGGAAATCATTCTGTGCTCGTATGTCAGGAGTGCAGGGACCGCTTAAGGATGAAAAAGGTAGACCAACAAGGAAAGCCCTAGCACTAAAGAAATGGGACTGCTAAATGGCAACTACATACTTACAATTAGTCAACGATGTGTTGACACGACTCCGTGAAGCAACGGTTACTAACGTATCAGATACAGACTATAGTGCTCTTATCGGTAAGTTAGTCAACGATGCTAAGCGTGAAGTTGAAGATGCTTGGGACTGGGAAGCACTGGCGGCTACCTACACAATTACCACATCCAATGGTGTTACTTCTTACGCTATTACTGGTGCTGGAGATGCTTCTCGCATTCATCGTGTGTATAATACTACTAACCGCCTTTACTTAGAAGAGAGGCCACACGAGTATTTTATCTCCAACATTGATCTAGCACCACAGACACTGTATGGCATACCTTCTTACTATGCCACAGATGGTCTTGATAGCAGCGGTGATCTAAAGATTCAGATCTTCCCTGTGCCAAACACAGCCTATACTATTAAAGTTGATGCCTATACTCCAGAGGCAGAACTAACTACTAATTCTAGTTCAACTAAGTTGCCAAAAGTGCCTATTGTAGCACTGGCATGGGCTAAGGCTATTGAAGAGCGTGGAGAAGACGGTGGTGTGAACGTCAGCAGTCAGTACGCTGTTGCCAAACAGGCACTGGCAGACAGGATTGCTGTAGAGGCCAATCGTAGGCCAGATGAGTTCTCTTTCTATTCAATATAATGCCGAACAAACCGCTACAATCAACATCGATTACAGCACCAGGATACTTCGGACTTAATACTCAAGATTCTGGTGTTGATATGAGCAGTTCCTTTGCTTTGATAGCAAGGAATGCTGTTATTGACCGCTATGGTCGTATTGGTGCTAGGAAAGGTTGGAAATATAAGACCACCTCTGGTGGAACATCGTCATCTCCAGAGGTGATGATAGAGTTTGATAATCACGATGGCACCTACACCATCATCAGTGCTGGTAACAACAAGTTATTTACTGGTGAGACAACGATGACAGAGGTGTTTGTTCGTAACACGGCAAATACTGCTAATCAGACTTACACGATAACAGGAAATAACTGGCAGTTTGCTCAGGCACAGTATAGTAGTGGTTCTAACGCCTCTGCACACATGATAGCAGTTCAGGCAGGCCATCCTGCTCTGATGTACCACAAGATGCCTGTT